TCGCCATACTTGATGGTATTGCGCACAATTTTGAATATTCTTTTGTTTAATTCATTCAACGCCACCCACTGTTGTAGCTGTTCTTTGATGATTTTGACTTCATTGTCAGTGGGCTTTTCTTTAAAATGAATATCAAATGCAGTATGATTGGCCAAATTCTTCTGCGTCATAAACTCAGCCAGAATGTCTAGTGCAGCATTGATCTCCGAATCCATGTCCATTTGTTCGTATTGGTTGTAACGTTCAGTACGATTTGGATGTCCAATATACACTTCAGGCAAGTTGCTTTGGTAATTGCGGTATCCGGGGTCGGGCATACGGCCGCTACCAATTGGGCTTATATTGCTAGGTAAGTTGGATGATTTAAAATATTTACGCCATGTCATAGATAATCTCAGTATTGTATATTTACCGGCTTAGGCGAGAACGTTAGCTATATTTTCACTAGCCCGAACATTCTCTTGCATTGCAGTTACCAGTTCAGTCAGTTTGGTAATTTGCGCATTCAGACTCAGCTGTTGTTCTTTGGAACTGTTGACCATTTGAGAAGAAAGATTGTCAATAGCAGTTGACAATACCACAGTATCAAATTTTCCTACTGCTGCAGTAAATTCTTCCGGAAACGGTTGATCAGATTTTTTTGTTTGTTTGTCAGCATTGATTCTTTCTTGTTGGAAATCCCTCATTGCTGTAACATAACTGTCTTGGGACTGCTTGATTGAATCAGTTACTGCAGCGCCAAGTAAAGGCATTGACTGCGTTATACCATCCAGCATTTGAAAATCTGCTTTATTATTTTTTACTGCAGAAATTGATGATACAATACTTTCAGACATTGTATTTGACGATTCACGAATTGCACTATCAATACCTATTTGATATTGCCTAGACAATTGATCAGTATTGGGCATTGATTTGGCCAATGATTGCATAGCGTCACTAGTTTTAGTGCCGGATTCTGTAGTTAATTGAGCAAGACCCGCAGGTTTAGTGGCAACTTGAGGTTTGTTGCCAATGCCAGCATCAGAATTAAAATTTGCAATGTTATCAAATTGTCCACGAGTAAGTACCGTTTCTCCTTTGGCTACTTTGCCGTAAAAATCCTCTTTTTCAAACAGGCTACCAGTCATTCCTAGCGTACCAGAATCGCGTACTCCCATTTTACTCAACAGCTCGCTGAACATCTGTATTAGTGTGTTGGCTGATGTAGCTGTAGCACTGTTTGATTCAGCCGCCGCTGCGGCCTTGCCAGTGTCAGCTTTTGCACCAGACTTGGTAGATGGGAACCATTCATCTACTTTTTGTTTGATATCCTTTAATATTCCATCAAAACCATCAATGAGTTGTTTTTTTACCGAAGAAACAGCTTGTCCCATAGTGATGTCACCAACTACAGCTTGTTCAAAACTGGCTGCTGCATTGCTCACTCCTTTTACTAATGCTGTTACTGCTGGTACCACTTTTGGCAATGCTTCAGTGGTTATAGTATTCAATGCTTTTGTCATGTTTGCTGATGATTCGGTCATAGTAGAAACACCGGTTGTTAACACTTCTGTAGTACCTTTAAGTTTTTCTGCACTTGCCTGAGCTTTTTCAGTTGCGCCAGCTGTGATGTTTGTGTTTGATAAAATACCGTTAACCGCGGTAGTGTATGTCTGCACTGCACTTGACAATGTTCCGCCTGCAGCTAATACTGTATCGGTCGTTGCAGCTAGACCTATTCCTAATTTGGCTTGTCTTTCTAGTTCTGTCTTTAAATCTTCGTTAGCTTTTGTTGTAACGTTTTGCATGTCAGTGGATCCTGATTGGACACCTTGGCCTATTTTTACTATATACCCACGCATTTCCTCACTCATGGCCACTGCAGGGTCAAATGTACCAGTAGTCAGATAACGTGTTAATGCATTCTGCATAGTTTGCCCTGCTTCTGGGCCTAGTTGTTGCATACCCCTATTAGCTTCTGTTAGTGCTTTTCTTTGGTCATCAGTCAGTTTGGCCATCAAGGATGCCCGCATGGTATCCTTGGCTGCTTTATCTGCGATTGCTTTGGCATCTTTGCCTGTCAGTTCCTGTAGTACCTTTAAATCAGTAGCATATTTAACAGTGGCATCAGCAACTTCCTTGCTGGACATTGCTCTAACACGATCAATTCCCACTATAACACGTTGTTGTGCTAGATAACTTGCTGCCAATGTGGATTGTTCTTCAACACTGTATCCCAAGTTTAATAATGCATGCCTCACTGTTTTACCACTGCTGTCAACAGACCTGCTCATTGCATTAGATACATCAGCTAAACGGGTTATACCATCACTCAGTGTACCACCAAATGATTTAATGTTATCCCTACTTCCTTCGACCACACGAGAAAATTGTTCAAAAGTCAACCCAGTTTTACCTGTGTTAACTCGCATCTCGCCCAGTCCTTCAGAAAAAATTGCACCCATTTTATTATATCTGGACATGGCCTGTGCAGATTCTATCAACTGGGTTGACAGTATATCTATGCCGCCTTTGCCAAGTTCTGTAACTAGATTAGTGAATCCAGACAGTGCTTGACCAGGCACACCTGGGATCATTGAGCCAAGCTTGCCCAAAGCGCCACCAGTAAGATCTAGTCCGGCCCTGAGCGCACTGGTCGAAAGAACAATTGGATCTATGCCGCCACGGCTTAGACTCACAAATGCTCTAGACCATTCCTGGCTTATCTGTGTTGAGGTTGACAGTAAACTATCAGCAAATGTACCCACTGTTGCTGAAGTTTGCTGAAATGATCCAACAATGGTTGACACAACGTTGCTGATACCTGATCCAAGTCCGGATATAGCAGCGTCGCTTCGTTGTGCCGATACCGCAGTTTTTTGCATGGATGAATCAGCTGAACTTGCTGATTGACCTATATTCTTGAGATCAGCCGCTATTTGTGTGGCTGCCTGTCGTTGTCGTTGATTGCTGCCACTCACTGCAGACACCAAAGATTGCAGTGTTGATTCTGACGCTGCACCATCAACTTGAACTGTTTGACCGCCAACTGAAAAAGTAATTGCCATGGGATTTTTTCCAAATAAATAGTTTTATAATACTATTTATAGGATCAATTATGGCTGTGAATTCCAATAACCCGCTACAAAAACATTTTAGACAACCCGCAGTTTACCTACGCCTGCCAGCTGGTGGTAGATTTTGGGACTCAAAAGCATTAGAAATGCCCGAATCCATGGAAATACCCATCTATCCCATGACCATCAAAGATGAGATCACCATCAAGACCCCAGACGCATTGATGAACGGGCAAGGGGTAGTTGATGTGATACACAGTTGTTGCCCCAGTATCAAAAATGCATGGGCAACACCGTCGGTGGATCTTGATGCTATTTTTATTGCTATCAGGATTGCCAGTTACGGGTCAAGCATGGACATTGATTCTGTTTGCCCGCATTGCGGAGAGGAAAATAGACACGCAGTTGATCTTACACAATTGCTAGACAGAATCCAACCACCAGACTATGTACCTGTTGAAATTGAAGATTTGACCTTTGAATTCATGCCACAAAACTTCAAAAACTACAATGATGCCAACTTGGTTGTGTACGAGCAACAAAAACTAATTGCTGCAATTACTGATAGTACCTTGACCGACGAGGAAAAAGTACAGCAGTTCAATACTATTTTTCCTCGCTTGACAGACATGAATGTTGGTAATATTGTAAACAACATTTTGGCCATTAATGCCAATGGCAGCAGAGTCACTGAGAGACATCATGTGAAAGAATTTATCATGAACTGTGATCGTAAAGTGTTTGCTCAGATAAAGCAAACAGTCGATGCCTTTGCTGACTCTGCTAAAATCAAATCATTAGCAGCACAATGTACCGCTTGTTCAGGCACGTACCTGCAAGAACTCACGTTTGATCAAGCAAATTTTTTCGTGTAAGGCTTTTGACCATGTCCGACCAAGACATAGTCTCGTATTTTGATCAACTGGAAAGACAGTCAAAAGCCTTAAAAGAAGAAGCACTAAGACTGGCCTGGTACATGCGTGGTGGATTAAGCTACGATGATGCCATGCACTTGAGCCAATCTGATAGAGAAATAATTGGTAAAATTGTTAAAGATAATTTAGAAACTGCTAAAAAAAGTGGAATGCCATTTTTTTAGTAAAAGAATATCAAAGTTGTTAAACAGTATCTAATCATTCAAGACTAACTTCGTTAGTCTATTGATATCGCTTGCGCTCATCAATGTTTTCTTAAAAGCAGCTAAGACAGTTTCATCTAGATTAATCAGTCACTCTTTGCCCTGGCCGGGCAAAAAATATATTGCGCTTCATCTGAGTAGCACAGTCACTGATATTAGAGCATTACAGAGGCGGTTGTCCTGTACCTCGAGCTCCGTCTTTATACAACGGCAGGTTAGTTTATACATATCAGCATACAATTAACCCTGCGATATCGCTATCGCGTCTTTTAGCTTGTTATTATCTTCAAACAATCAAATCGCAGCGTTTAAAAGCGATCTTCATCCCAAGGGGTAGTGATTGAGTGCTCGTTGCAGCGACGAGGCTTCCGTCCCTGTGATCTGTGATCCAGGTATAGGGCACACGATGTTAGCTTGTGCTAGCTCAACTGCCTAACTTGTTTTTGATGTGGGAGCCATGGACACGAACGCTGATCTGTCCGTTATAATAATCATCTGATTCTAAGACTTGGTGTCTAAATTGTTCACGTGCTTCGATGTAGGAGCACTCTGATTTGGATTTGCAATAAAAAAGTATTTCTCTAGTAAACTTGTCTGAGCCTAATATTTCTATGTCTTTGTTTAGTTCGTCGTTTGAGCCATAATATGTTTGCCAATCTGAATCTATTTTACTTCTAATTTTCTTTCTTTTTTTGTTACCATTTTTGAGCTTTACTACTCGATAAGTAGTTTTGCTAAATTTAGCAAGTTTTTTACCTATGTATTTACGACCCGACACTGTATTTGTAATAATATAAACATACCCGACGCAATCTTCGGGTAATGTTTCAATCTGTGTGTTCTCAAATAACCATGTCATGTAACATAATTATGCCTTGTAATCAAGATTGCAATAAAATGTTATTTCTTCAATACAGGTACTTGGACTAGTGGTCACTGCATATTTTATAAAATCTGACACTTCTGCCAGGTTAATACCGTTGCCAGTCCATGTTGCACGACTGCGACTAAGCTCTGTATCTAAGCGATCTAGAGTAATCAAGGTTGTTTTAAACGGTACATGATTGGCCTTAAATGATGCGGTACACTGCTTACTGGCATGGGCCAGTGCTGCTTTGGCCACACGATACGTTTCAAAGCCAGGCTCACGAGCAACAATACTTTTTTCTCCGGTACTGCCTACGTTAAAAATATAACCCAATTTACCTGCCTGTTTCCATGCATCGTACACTGCTGCCAGTACCTGTACTTGACCAAAGTTAGCCCAAGATTCTTGGGGAGGCCCATCAAATGCATTGTTTACAAATACATCATACTTTAAACTATGTTCTGCAATCTGCTCTACATCTTTGGTAATGTCAAATCCAGTGGATCTGCTAATACCATCTGCACCAAACACATTACATAAAAATTGTCCTAGCCCCCTATTGCCGCCTGTTACTAGCATCTTCATCTGATGGATCCTCCTTGATCCCATACTTTAGTAAACTTTTCTCCACACGTCATGGCACATTCCATGATACGATCTTTTGTGCCCCAGCCTGCGGCTAGTTCTTGCCAAAATTTAGATTTAAAAATATTCTCTAAACTGCAATTGTTTAAATCTAGTTCTGTTTGATATTTCTGTACAAACTGCTGAATCTGAACCTTGCCATCTACGTAACTGTGCTGACTGCTTCCGGGCAATGCACCAGGTGTGTGAAATCTAGCATCGTACAGGTTATGGTTGAAAAAATTGCAAGGCAGTACCAGCCCTTGCGCATTGACAGCAACTTTTTTACCCGCAGCAGCATCGCATTGGATTGTGGTCTGCTGCAGATATTCTCCAAAACTTCCGTACATGTGTTTTAACACTTGTATCTTTTGTACACTGGGATTGCGTAATTCTGCGCTGGTTGGAGCTTCTAATTGAAATTCAACATCGCCTTTTTTATCCATTACCGGCCAGTATTTGAATTCTGTTTCATTTTGATGATCGTAAAAGCGACCGGTCTTTCTTGCTAGAAAATTAAAAAATCCATATTCCTTGCTCAACTGCCTGGCCTGTTCCGATTGATGTTCGTTGTGCTTGAACGCAATAAAGTTCCATTGCGCCCTACCGCCTGCTTTAATATATGCTCTTGCATTACGCATGGCAACTGTGTATTTTACATTACGACGATACAAATGTAAAGTATCTTCTAGTCCATCGAACCCAAAGTCAATTTGCCCGTACCCGTTCATTATGGTAGCAATTTCTGCCCAGTAATGTTCGTCGTGTACACCGCCATTGGTATGAACATACAGCCACAGCGTGGGATTCTTGCGTCTAAAGTCCTGTAGAATATCTAAAAAATCTGGATGCATTATAGGGTCGCCATAACTGCCACAGAAAAATACCTGTCTAAGCTTACCGCAATGTTCAACACTAAATGCCGCATCAATGGCCTCTCTACTCAAATGCACCAGCGGCATGTAGGGATTAACGCCTTGCCCTAATTCATTCCGGGGACATTGAGGACAGGCAGCATTACAATAGGTTGTAATTTCAATTTGGTACTCGGTTATGTTGTTATAATTAAACATTAAAGTATGCTTTAATCTGCTGTAACACTTCTTTAGTTGTTTGTTGTCCGTCCATGGTTGTGTCATTGATATTAAACAAATCTTGTATCCATGAATCAATTGGGCTATTAAAATTTAGTAATAAAACTCCGTTGTGTCCAAGATATAAACTATGCTCCGGTGGCCCAACGGTGTCCCACGGAGGTAGATATGCCAATTGCTTAAATTTGTGTATGTGATACTTTAAGTCAACATCGTTGATGTAAATCTTATGTAATTCAAAATACTTGTCTGGGTTATTATCTAACAAATAGTTTTTTCCGTAGTGCTCTATTTTAAGATCATTGCAGTCTTGGAAATCTAGCGTAAATTCTTTTTCCCACGTCGTGGAATTAGCTTCAAATCTGTCAATAATGACATCATTGATCTTGATCATTATCAACGGCCATCCATTGCTATTCTGTGAGTGATATTCTAATTTTAGTTTTATACTTGCCATTGGTTATCTTTTTGTATGCTTCTTTGAGTCTTAATAGCTGACTGTCACCGTTCCAAATTTTATAACCCAGCTCCATTAATATTTCCTGCAATTTTATTCTACGATTAATGCGTTCTTTAAATGTTAATTGCGGATTTATTGCCAAGGTCCAATCAAATCCCACAGCCTCGCTGTGGAACTCTTCATGCAACGGAGTGCCTTCGTCAATACTGGCAGTGCTGCCTAAGTTAACTCCGTAAATAGTTCCATCAAGCGCATACTTCTTGTATTGTTTAAATCTTTCTATTCCTACATTAAAGTCTTGTTCGGTTTCTGTTGGGTATCCAACTATCATTAAAAAGTAACAATTCATATCATTTTTATGCATCTGAGCTAAGGTAAAATCAAGATCGTCGTCGGTAAATCCTTTTTTCATATGATCACGCACAGATTCACTCAAGCTTTCTATACCTAGTGCTACTCCATTCATACCAGCAATAGCTGCCAATTGATAATCAGCTTCGGTGAATACAGTGGGGTTACGCACAATAAACTGTCCTCCCCAGCTGAAAAATTTTGAAGGCAGATTGTTATTTTTATAAAAAGCTGCTAGGGTTTCACACAACTCTCTAAAATTCTTCACACTACCATTGATTAGACTATCAGTAAACCAAAAATTAGTAACATTGTATTTTTTAAAATGGTAAATCATTTCATTGGCTACACTAATTCCGGATCTAAACCTATATTTTTTCCATGCCACATGTATGTCGCAGAAGCTGCATTTGCGCACACATCCTCTGCTACTGGTAATTGGTATTTGTGGAGTTTTAGAGGTATAGCGATACTCTAACTCAATCACATCATCATAGTTAGGATAAGCAATATTATCTAAGTCATCTATCTGATTGGCTAAATCGTTGTTGATACCAGGTGCATCGTATTTTCCCTGTAGCAGATTGATAATATTAACATCACCTTCGCCTCTTATATAAAAATTAATTAAATTATTAGCCAGTAATGCTGTACCAAAATCATTAGCATACGCTCCTATTCCGTTGGTGCTTATTCCAGCACCACCAATTAAAATTTGATTCTTAAACACTGGGCGTAACTTTTGTAATAATTGTTTAGTAAAAAGCTGACACTGAAACGTAAACACGCTGATGCCTAGCCATCTAGGATTAATGCTGACAATTTCTTCAATAATGTGTTGATAGTAAGAATCCAAATAGTCTTTTTCAGCAACATCAAGTTCAGCTTCGGTAATGTTTAAACTAAAATATTGATCTAGTTTTTGTGCAATAACAACATCTGTACACTCAGAATATAGTTTTAAATTATAATCTTTAACTTGAGCAGTATACCCGTGATGCTCGCAGATTCCTTTTAATAAACTAGTAGCTGCAGGTGGATATACCAAGGATATTTGCGGCACATTTATTAAAAGAATATCTATCATACAATATCAACATCAGTATTGTAACTGGTAAACCCGTTTTCTTTTACTACACTTAGCACATTGTTTACCCGCCCAGCTAGCTCGTCCTTGTGTGACACTAGCCAAACTGAGCGATTGCCTTCACGTGCCATTTTTTTCAATATAGCTAGGCTGTTCTCTACACCCGAACTATCCATGCCAGTATCAATTACTTCATCAATAAACATCAGGTTGATTGGTTGGTACAAGCTTTCCCACACATCACGGAACGCCCAGCTTAGACTCAGTATTAATCTGTTACGCTCGCCCCGACTCAGGTTGTCAAAGTCTAGCTCACGACCCAGTTCCTCAATGCTAACTGTCAGGTCATTCAAGAACTTGACAGTGTGAGGCAAGCCAATACGATCTAGATATTGTCCCAGTCTAGCATTCAAGTAACTTAGGTTCTGATCAATAATACGTTTGCGAATGAAACTGTCTTTGTTGGTTAACAACTTGAGTAAAAAGTCTTGATGCTCTCGAACATTGGTCAATTGATTGATCATGTTGTAGTCAATTTCTTCTACTGCTTGGGTTTGCATTTCTTGGATTTGTTCGGCGTACGGATCTATTTCAAGTTGTTTTGCAGCCAACTGTTGCTGCAAGTTTTCAATTGAATTGCGATGATTGATCGCATCTTCTTTGCTGTCATAAAAAATACTAGGAACTGGCCCTGGAACACCCAACTCTAACAATTTGGCAATATGTTCTTGTAATTGCGTATCAGTTGACAGATATTGCATGGCAGTTTCTGCCATGGCAGCACGTTTTTCGGTCAATACTTCTTGGTGTTTGCTGTCATGTAAAGATTGCCCACAGGCATAACATTCATGTTTTTCTAGTTTTTCTATTTCTGTTTTTAATTTTTCTTGAATTTTTAATAAACGCACTTGCTCTTGTTCGCACGAAATCTTCCAACGGGTTGTTTCTTTGATTTCTTTTGTCAGCTGATTGTGCAAATCCAGGCTGTCATGATTAACCAGCTCTTGTTTGATATCAATACTTGACAGCGCAGCCAATGCAGTTTCAAGTTTGGCAACGTCTTCGGCTTGTTTGTTTTGCCAAAGCGTCTGTCTGCGTCGTGTGGCATCAATTTGTTCTTGTATTCTAGCGTTGGCATCAGTTACTGCCTTGATACGATACTCTTCTGCGGTTATTGCATCTTTGCTGGCTTTCAGTTGCTCTTTCAGCAGATCAGCTTTTTCACTCAATACTGTAATACCCAGCAGTTGCTCAATAATAGTGCGCTGTTCATTTGCTTTAAGCGCCAAGAATGGCTCAGTGTAGGTGTTAAGTGCCACAATATGCTTGAACATGTCATGACTCATGCCCAGCATACGTTCTATGGCTGCTTGGGTTTCTCTACTATCGCCTTGACTCTCATCTGTAATTTCTTGTTCTTGATCGCCAATATAAAATGCCATGGTGTTGGGTTTACGACCGCGTTCAATCTTGTATTCTGTGCCATTGTTTTCAAACTCAATAGTGACCAACATGTTCTTGGCATTGGTTTTGTTGATCAAGTTGTCTTTTTTGATATTGGTCAAAGCTGACCCATACAAGGCATAACTCAGTGCATTAATAATAGTAGTCTTACCAGTTCCGTTTCTGGCTCCGGTATCATCACCGCCTAGGTCCAAATTTTGTCCAAGCACCAAGGTAAGGTCACGACGATCAAATTGAACAGCCTGAGTGGTATTGCCCACGCTCATGAAATTCTTGACTGCAAGAGTTTTTATTTTAAACATTGAGGTTTTTAAGTTCCTGAGATTGCAAGTGAGTCAAGGTTAAAAAATTTTCTTCTAATATTGAGGATTTACTTTTAACTATTTCTTTAATTTCGTCTATGGGTTTTAACACAAAATCTTTAATAGTATTTTCTAAATAACACCATCGTTTGATAGGATCAAGGATACTGTCGTATCCTTCGTCAATGATGTCGGGAAATGTGTGGAACCCCTTTGAGCGCAATAATGCCAAGGTTCCGGGTGCGCCAACAATGATAAACAATCTTTTGCATGCAATTGGTCGTAGACTTTTTTCAGATATATACGGATATCTATAATTATACACAGTTTCAGTAACAACATCAAGTGCAATTTTTTCATAAAAACTAGAAAAATGTCTTGTGCTAACTGCATTAGCTTTACCAGTTATTAACGAGTGTGCAGTTATACTTGAATTATTATATGGAATAGAATTATCAAGCCATAGCTCGTTGGTTCTAGTAAACGGCACAGTTGAAATGTAGGTAGCGGTCATTTATTATGGTATGCTGTTGCAATCACGTCTAGTAAATTATTGTTGTTAATAAAACTAGCGAGTACATCTCTATGCACTCTACCAGCACCCATCATGGCGATCCCCGGAACTTCAATAGCATCCGTATTAATGTTGTGATTCTCATATTCACTGCTGTAGTGTAATGTAGAAATAAAAGATGAGATTACAGTTGGGCGATCAATTTGATCGTGCGCGGCTAACAAAAGTTCAAGTTCTTTTTCTATACCAAAATGATTTGTAAATAACAACAAAGTAAATAACGGAATATCAACTGTTACAAATGCAGTAATCAAGTTGTACAAAGAAAACCCGTACGGAAAATCTGGCAAATAAAAGTCCGTATCCATGTGCTCAATTATGATACGATCAGCTGAACTGAAGCGGTCTTTTTTGATTTGTGTCAGATATTCCTCTAATAGAGAAAAGTTTTCATCAAATTCCAAGAAATTAAAATGCCCAATTATTGTAAATTTTGAATACAATGCCTTGCGATACTCAGCCGACATTTCAAGCAAGGACGACATTTATAGATTCCTGTAGATATCCAGCAACAATTTAGGATTGTACTGTTTGCTGTCAATATTAGTAAGCTGATTTGTTACAATAGTATCCACGCTTTCGAACATGATATTGCCCTGCACATCAAAAGAAATATCATCACCTGTTACTTTTTGCGGAATAAGAGTGATCTCTCTGAGTTTGTATGTATTTACAAAAGTTTCTTTGATAAACGTGGCTTCTTCGTAGCTGATGTCAACATCTAGATTGACCCGCACATGCATGCCTGGGTGCAACATAGTGTCAGTATTATTTAATACATCACTCAGCTGGTACACACGATATCTAGGTTGATCAGTCCATGCATGATATTCAGGCTTGCTGCCCCAGGTCATGACCATCATACCGCGGTCGTCGTCGCCGTTGTCGGCGTAGTTGTGTGGAAAGCAATTGCCTATGTAGGTAATGTTGTTTGCAGTCTGACGTTTGTGAAAGTGCCCAGTGAATACATGCTCAAACCCGCCAAAGTCACCTCTAGCAATTTCACCATGATCCGGCATTTGTACCATGGCGTTCATGTAGTATCCAGGCAACTCAAAGTGCCCAAACATGTACTTGCCTTTTAGCCGTGGAATACGCTTATGATCGTCGCCGCAAAGCCAAGGCGCAATAACCACATCGCCAGACTGAAACCAGTCGTTGCAGATGTGGATATTTTTAAGATGTTTGGCCCATTCTACACTTTGAACATCACGCTTGTCACGATAGTACAAATCGTGATTGCCGGGAATAAAGTAAACAGACTCAAAATTGTCATTCAAGTGCTCTAGTGCTTGCAAGCTGTAGTTGAGAGTCACAATGTTAATACTGGCACGATTGTTGTGCCAATCACCGAGGAACATGGCTGTTTCGCAACCTTCCTCCCGGGCTTTGGCAGTAAACCACTTGATAAAGTTCAAGCAATCTTCATTGTGTTGAGTGCTATTACTTTTTAAACCAAAATGAATATCAGTGCAGATGGCTACTTTGCGAAATAAATTAGTCATCCTACTAGTTTACGCTATTGTTGGCAACAAAGTCAAACTTATTCGTCAACAAAATCTCCACTTGGCGCACCACCACCACCCCAACTGCCCTGACCTTGCCTAGTATAGCTAGGGGTTAGTCCATTCATCTCAAGAATATCATCTCGAAGATTCTGGTTGCGTTTTTCAATGTTAAGGACTCGAGTAAAACTATTAGTGATAGCAGCAGTATAATAAGCAAAGGGATTCTGTGATTTGCTCTCGTCAAACTGTAAACCAATTTGACTGAGCTGGAGTAAAGCCTGCGAACGCATTTCATCATTGTAAGTGTATCCTCTCCAATTGGATCTAGTGGCATAACGCTCACATAACTTCATGAACATGTGAGCTAGTTTTTTGGTCATGGTACCGTGTTCGCGACAGAATTCGCCAGTTTCCAAGTCGCCACGCCAGTGGCTATGGCCAACACAATAAGGCTTGCCTTCTTCGTTTAACCGATAATGTTTAAACGGAGGAAAGTTGCACTTGGTGTACTTGGTAGGAGCCACAATTTCCATGCCATCATCATCGTATTCAGTAACAACAGGGGCATCCTCGTCTACCACGACTCCTGCTTTTTTCTTTTTTGTAGTATCAATTGGGATGTGTTCCCAGGTCATGATTCTAAAAACAACGTCAGTGTCTGCGATCTTGCTGGGTTTAATAGAGAAATCATCTAACCGTAATTTATCTGTTGTGGCTGCTTGTGCCAAGTCGTATGCTGCTCTGCCCAGTCGTTCTGCCCGTAACTTTCTGCCTTCGACTGTGTTCTTTTTGTTAATTTTGTCTACACTGGGCAGAATAATATCGCAGAATCCATCTTCGGGAGTCAAGAAACTGCAGTATGTTGTTTTACTTTTGTGTATTTCTTTAAGAATATCTCTGTTATTTAGATAATTGTGTTTCATTTGAACCCTTTAAATATGTACTTAATATAGCGAATAAATACTAAAAAAGCAAGAGGAATTTATATGCCACAAATAGAACCCGGTAAAGCGGGAATTTTTACAAACCCTGTAATTGGAACGCCCACAGTTGAAGACCAAAAACGAGGACTGTTTGCACTGCCTGCGGGGGTAACAACCAACACAGGTGTGTCAGGCATGTCAACTTCGGCTTTTAAAACAAATACTCCTGCCAGTGCCATACAGTTTAGCACAGTGTCCGCAGGCAAAGAAGATTGGCGAGTAAAAGTAAGTGTGACCAAAGGATCTGGCGTGTTGTACGATGATCCTAATCCGGGCATTATGGAACCTTTGGTATCTACTAATGGAGTCATTTTTCCTTATGTTCCTGCTGTTACTGTGGCCCATGCAGCCAAATATTCCACACAATCATTGACACATTCCAACTATAACAACTATTTTTACGAAAGCAGCGAAGTACAAGCAATCAATATCACAGCTGATTTCACAGTACAAAATACTTATGAAGCAAAATACTTCCTGGCTGCTGTTTATTTCTTCAGGGCAGCAACAAAAATGTTTTACGGTGAGTCAAAGATGTACCAAGGCGCACCACCACCAATAATATATCTTGATGGTTATGGCGCTCATTATCTGCCCCATGTCAGCTGCGTGGTAACTGGATTTAGCCACACCATGCCCAGTGACGTGGACTACATAGAAGTCACAATTGGCACAAGTGCCACCCGAGTGCCCACATCCAGTCAGTTTACCATTGGCCTGCAGCCGGTGTACAGCAGGACCAATCAACGAAAATTCAGTTTTGATGCGTTTGCACGTGGAGAACTTATTGTTGGCCCTGATAGATCCACCGGATATCTATAATGTCAAATCTAAAATATAAAAACACCAGTCCGTACTTTCAGACCAGCCTATACGGTAATTTTCTAGATATCATGGTCAACAGAAGCATTACAAAAAAATCTGACGATGTACTTTATGCAATTGATAAAATATACGAACACAGACCTGATCTATTGGCTGCAGACTTGTACGGAGATGGAGCATTGTGGTGGGTGTTTGCTATTAGAAATCCAAATGTGCTAAAAGATCCATTGTTTGATTTTCGTTCTGGGGTACAAATTTATATTCCCAAGAAAACCACACTCCAACAAGAACTGGGAGTGTAATAATGATTACACTTTCGTCGGACACTGCAGACGCTAAATTGTTGAATGAACAATCATCTAATATTCCCGGTGCTGGTCAAGGCAATAATTCTACAAACCCATTTGCAGACCCAGCTACACAATCGTTGTCTCAATCAGAAATAACCAATATAAACAACGCTAACAAAGGTGCTGCTGCCGGCGGTACAGATCAAGATACCAGCAACAATTCAAACAAATCAGAATCTGGATCAGACCAAATTGCAGGGCCCGACGCAAAAATTGGTGTTGGAACTGATAACAATGCCGCTGCAGCACAGGATGGTGCTTCGGTGCCGGCTTCACTGTACTACAATCGTCTACACAATTTTACTGGATACACTTATAAAATAACATTGTGGTTGTTGACTACAGAAGATTATCAGAAAATAACAGCAGATCCGGACAAATTTACTCCTACTCATTGTTTGATCAGCAGTAGTGGCGGCACTCCGCAATCAATATCTACTGACCAATCTAGTCGGCATCCGGACTTCCTGGAAGATTTTTACTTTGATAATCTTTCAATGACCACACTGATTGGGCTAAATTCAAAAAGCAAAGCAAGCAATGCCATTGACCTCAAATTCACTATCATTGAACCATATGGTATGACACTGTTAGACCGATTGTTATCAGCATGCCAAACAACAGCCAGTTGTAACAATTATGTTGATCAACCGTATCTGTTACAAATTGATTTTCTAGCCAACCCCATGGAAGCCGATCAATTTGGGGCAAAAGGCCATGTTATTGACAGCAAACGCATACCCATCAAGTTCACAGAATTTAAAATAAAACCTGGCGCTGGTGGAACAAATTATTTTGTAAAAGCTATGCCATACAATCATCTTGGATTTGTACAAAGCGTGGCTGCAGTACCAACCACTTTGTCTGTAACAGCAAAAACAGTGGGCGAATATTTTGATAGTACGGTTAAAGACCTGGCTTTGTTGTTTCGTGACGCCGCTGCTGTTGTTCAACAGCAGCGAATAGAAACTGAAATCAACAAGCTAGACATTGGCAGCATAAGCGAAGAAGAACTGCTATCACTCAAAGAGAGACTGAAGGCAGAGCTATCCAATGTAAATAGTTTTCCAAACGGTTATAATACCTGGTACAGGAACGCAGCTAACCAAGCCAAAAGGTCAGACGTACCGTTGAACTTGATATTGTTTGCCATAGACCCAGATATTGCCAAGTCTTTAATAGTTGATGTTGAAAAATCTGAATCCAAACGAGGGGTTTTTGCATCGCCTATCTACTCGGCACTGGCTGGCACTGCCACTGGTGGTGCAGGCCCTGATTTTAAAAATAAAAGTGTGTTTAGCGTATTAGCCGGTACTTCAGTGATCGAAGTAATAAACAGAATAGTTTCTGCCAGCGAGTATATTAAAGGTCAGATAAAAAACGCACAAACCGAAGCTGAAAAA